TCCTCTCCACCACGCAATTCACGGAATGCCTCCTGCAACGACAACGCTGGCGGCGCAGGAGGAGCGGGTGGAGGAGCTGGCTCCGGCTCTGGCTCTGGCTCGTGGTAGTCCGGTAGTGAAGAAATGCGCTTACGCGCTTCCTTCACCTTGACAGTGCCTTCACCTTCGGAGTCAAACAGCTCCTGTAGACCACGGGAGATCTTGTAGTTCCGCTTGCGGGGGTCCTCCTCAACGGCTTCCTTAATTCCAGCCCGCTTGCGACGTTCAGCATTGAGTTCGGCAAGGATTTCAGGAGAGATGCTCTTGCGCCATTCGCGCATCTGCTCGTCGTCCTGATCTTCGTCGTCCTCGTCGTCTTCTTCGTCATCTGAGTCGGAATCGCCATTGGATGAATCCTTGGAATCAGATGATTGAGACGGCTTATCATCGTCCTCGTCGTCGTCATCCTCATCATCTTCGCCGTCAGGCTTGCCGCTTGGCGGGATTCGGTCGCTTGGCTCCGGTTGTGAACGGTTGCTGTCATCGTTCGCCAGGTCAGGCCCAGATGTTGAGTGCGCCGGAGGAAGGTCGACCGTGTGAGGCTCTCCGCAGACAGGGCAGTACTCGTCCTTGGTTACTTCACTGCAAGCCTTGGCGGCACTGGTGCTTCCCGGCGTGGTGTCATCCTGGGAATCAATCTCCTGCATGCTCGTGCTGGAAATGCTTCCAGGATCGCCAGTTCCGTCCTTTTCCACCTCCAAGCGCTGGGTGTTACCACCTTGGAGCCTTTGTGAAACTGCCTGAGAACGCCGCCAGGCTGACGCTTGTTCCTCGGTGACAGCAAAGGTAGTGCCGTCATTGAACAAAGCTACTGGAACCAACTTGTTGCCCGACTTGCGCAGCACAATGTCGGTAATTTCGACCTTCTCGGTCGGAACAGTAATTCCAAATGCCTTCAGGGCGGTTCTGATCTCACCCTTTACCTTGGCCAGTTGCTCAGGAGTGTAACCCTCAGCCTTGCCCGCATGAGCCCATGCAGCCCTGACATGCGACTCGGTATCCAGTGGGTAGCGACGCTTTCCGTCGTCAAGGTAACCCGGGTCAGCGTAAGGAATTTCCTCACTACGTAGCCCAGAGACGGCCTGGGCCTGCGTAGCGGCCATCTCCTCGTTCAGCTCAGTGATTTCCTTGGCTTCCTTGTCGCCAGGCTTTTCTTCATCGTCATCAGCAGGATCGTCAGACTTCTTCTCGGTCGGCTTTTCGTCTTCCTCGTCGTCGTCCTTCTTCTTGCCGCTATCGCCATTAGGGGCATCTAGGCCTCGTAGGATTCCGCTGGTGATCTTCCGAGAGTCGAGGTTGTAACCACGACTGCGCCTAATGGCGTCATCAAGCTCATCAACAGAGAAGTTGTCCAGCGGGATGCCACGCGCGAGCAGGATGGCCTCCATCGCACTGTCCAGCTCCTGCTTTGGCAACTTCCGTAATTCAGCAAGCTCGCGCTCTCCGACGTGAGCCAGTGCCTCTACGGCTGACGGCACCATAATGGATGCCTTAGTGGTGGGGTTCATGCCGTAATTGACCACTGAAACATCACCCTTTTGCAGACTCACCTCAGTGATATTGCGGTGGGTGTATTCGCGGTCCCATTCTTGCTCTTTGACGCGGAATGCGAAGGACATCTCATCCATATCGCCGCGCTGCATCTTCGGAAGAAGGGCTTGCACATCCGGGTCGCGTGGGTCTAGGTACGCGCGGACGCGCAGACCCATACGGTCGGTGCTCAACTCAAGAGTGCCACTCTTGGTGCGCGCCAGCGGCATACCCTCATGATTAATGAGGAGCTGAAGGTCAGGACTTTCAGCCAGCGTCTTATCGAACGCGCGACGGTCTAGCTGTTCGATCCAGCCGCCGAGTTCGACTCCGCCATAGCAGTCATACGGCTCCCACGTGGAGGCGTAACCCTCCAGGATGTAGTCGCCGTTCCTGGCCTCACGGAGTTCGAACGGCGTGGCCGTTGCGCGTTGCTCCCGGACGTCCTGAATCTTCGCCCGACTGCGGCGCGTTTCCGCCTTGTCCATTGCCGTCACCCTCCTTAGTGCCGGGTTGAGGTTCATCTTGCCCTGGCTTGGAGCCAGTTGGGGTGTTCGGCACGCGGTTTGCTGCTTTTGCTGCTTCCACCTTGGCAGGATCGAATCCCAACGGAGCGTAGTTGACTGGCTGGATATGACCCTTGCCAACTCCCCCCTTAATCGGTTCCATCTCTTCCATCAATCGAACTTCGTCCGGGCTAAGCACACTTGCCTGGATCATGTTCCTGTAGTACTCACTGCGCGCCTTCACATCTCCACGCAGTAGCGCGTTGACATCAAACTTGACGAACTGACCACTGGGTAGTTGGTCAGAGAAGACCTGCTCAATGCACGCAAGCCACGGTCTTAAAGTGTAAGTCAAGAATCCGATTGATTGTTGCTCAATGCCTGTTCCCCAGCTCGTTGAACCAGATACATCGCCAATCATGTGTGGCGGAATGCCGAATAGCATGGAGATTTCGCTGCGCTGATAGCGCCTAGTCTCCAAAAACTGACTCTCGTTGGGGTTAATACTGATCTGGCGATATTTGAAGCCAGAGGACAACACAGCTGGACGACGACGGCCTCCATGGCTGGCGATCCATGACTTTTGCTGGCGCATAATCGCTTCGTCGTCCAGGATCGCATCGGTTTCTAGCACCGCAGACGGATTGGCTGAATCCTTGAAGTATCGGTAACCGTATTCCTCTGCTGCTAGACCCATACCGATAGCCACGGCAGCCTGCCTGATTGGAGACAAGCCGACAGGATTTCCTGGCATTGTGTAACGGCGTAAGTGAATAATGTCCGTCTTGGGTATCGGCTCACCGAGGACTCGATACAGGGGGTCCATCCAGTCAATGACATCTGCACGGCGCTCTAGGTGAACTAAGTCAGGGTGCAACGGCAGGACGCTGGTGGGGTACATCATCGAGTCACGCGCCAGGATTAAGTGGTAGCTGTTCCCGCGTAATGCCAGCGAGGCCACCACCATCCACTTCCAGGAGAACAAATCAAATCCCGGATATGGCTGGCGGAATAGTCTGGGTTGAGGAGTTATCTCAACCGGTACGCCGCTTGGAACCTTGCGATAAACCTTCCATGGCAAGCTAGCGATGGTGTCTGCCAGCAGCCTCACGCAGGCATTGACCGTGAGGTTAGCCATCGACTTATAGTCACCGGCGTAGTCAAATCCAACCTCAGTACCGGGTGACGGAATAAACGACGCGCCTCTACCGATACCTCCATCGAGGTACCGCTTCTCTTGACGCTGCGGTAGCAGGCGCGAAAAAAGACTCACTGCTCCCCATCGCTAGGTTTGCGCGAAATGGCCACACCCATGATTATCAGGCAAAGACCTAGCGCAATCAGGCCGCACCACGGCTTGATTAGCCAGAATCCGGCGGAAAGCGCCATCATTCCAGCAATATCCAGCAATATCGACATAATCTCGCGGTGATTCCGCGACTTTTTGGCCTTCTCACGCCGCTCTTTCTTGGCCTTTGGAGCCTTGACCGGCTGCGGCGGCTCATCCTCGTCAGCTCCAACTAGCCATGGGTCCTCGTTCGGCATGGTGTCAACGCCATTGATGAGCTTGTCCAAGGTGGGGGGGAGCTGCGTGGGAAACTCAGGACCTTCCTCTAGGTCAATGCGCTCGGCAGTTGGCGGCTCAGGATGGTCGTATAGCCGCTGTGATCCCCATCCAGCTGGAATCTCACTCATCTTCATCCCCATCCTCGGTCAGGCTCCAAGCCTTATCCGCTTCCTTCTGCCACTGCTCTATGGTTTTTTCATCCGGCCACTCGTGAACTGTCGGCACTTTAATGTCCGGGGGGTTGGATTCGATGTACACCGCAAGGGAGCAAGCGACGAGGGGTGAGGCGTCCACTGGGGAGTTTCTGCGGTCGAAGACCTGCGCGTCTCCAGCAGTTCGAGAAACAACGCTCGCTGCTGCTCGATCCAAGACGAGTGCTGGCCGGTGGTAGATGATGTGTTCGCAGATTCCGTCATACAGCGCTCCGAACGCTGCTTGAACCTCGACTCCAGTATTGATCTCGGTGATATCCAGCTTGGCGTCGTGGAATTCGTCGATCATTCCTGAAATTGGAGCGCCAGTTTTCTGCACAACGATGTACTTGAACTTCCCCTTGCGCTCCAAGAACCAAGGAATGATCCAATCTGTCCCGTGGGCAGCGGCAACGATCTCAATATGCACATTGCCATCAGCTCTACGTGCTGCGATGGCAACGTAGCCGCGTGTCCGGTTGTAGTTAATATCAACCGCCGCAACAAGTGGAGCGTTGTCTGCGCGACGACTACTTGGATCTAGGGTGTGTGCCCAGTGTTCGGCAGGCATTACACCCGGCTCCAGCGCGTCGACCCACTGGCACAGGTGTTCAGTTTGGAAGCCCGCCATGTCGCGGAATTCCATAGCCTCAAGATATCCGCGCAGGTCATCAATAGTGAAGTCATTCAGAAGTCCCATCGAAGGGTTTGCCATATACCAGTAAGCGGGGTCGTGAGGATCAACGTCCATCGGGACTGACCACTCAAAAAATCCCATCGAGGTACCCTCGGTCTCGCCATTCTTGATACGGCGAACACAGCTGTCACGCTGGGCACGCAACACCTCTGAACGTTGGTCCCCTGCGTTGCTAGCACAAATAACCTGGCTGAAAGAACGAGATGTTGTAGTAGGAACAATGGCTCGCCAGGCATCCCAAGTGGTGTGCTCACGAAGCTCGTCAAGCATGGCGATATCCACAGAGAGCGAACGAGCGCCCTTACGGCTGGCGGTAGCTGCTCGCCAGCTTCGCCGGTTGGTCAGGATCATTTTATGCTTGCCGTTTGTTTCACGGTGGTTGAGCAATTCTGGACTCAGCAAAGGGTTATCCCTTACCTCATCAACCACTTCTTTAAGCATTGACTCGGCATAGTCGAGGTTCTGCGCCGCGATAACAGCCAGCCGAGCGCCAGGCCAATCACCCGCAGCTCGCCCATACTTATCCATGAACAAGCGCCAAAGTCCAAGTCCCCGAAGCCATTTCGTCTTTCCGTTCTGCCTAGCGATCATCACGATGATCGTCTTGAAACGGAATCCTTTCTGGCCGTCCCCCTTTTCAAGGGCGTGAATATATAGCCATTTCTGCCACGGCAGCAAATGCCACCCGCAAACTGTTTCAAGGAAATAGATGCAGTCATACCCCCATGACCACTCTTCAGTCAGCTCACCAGTCGGACCGCAATGCTCCGCTAGCGGGGGTGTAAAAATCCTCGCCTTGGTAGAGCCAATCCGCTCAATGCGGTCCAACATTGCGGTCACGGTGAGCTAGCTCCTCTCCCTAAGTTGACTCCAGCGCATACGCCGTCAAGAAAAGATATTGCCTCATCTTTAGGCAAGCGCGCTACTATACGATCTCCAATTCTGACTTCATAGACCGCTGATATCTCCACGCCACCACGAGTCTCGCGCATGGCTACCGCAGTGACCTTGGCAGGGATGGCCTTGGCAATAGCGTCGGCATAGTCGCGAGGATCAATCACTAGGTCACCTATCAGGTCATCAACTACGAGCACCACGCTGTCGTCTAGCTCTAAAGGCAGCCAGCTGGTCTTTGACACCATCCTCCTCGTCAAACTCGTTGTCGTTCATAGGCGGGGTCGCTGGCAGCTTGCCCTCCTCTTCCAAATTCCAGAGTCGCGACTGCTGCTCAAGAAGTCGTCGGCAAACTTCAACTGCCTTGAGGTCTCCCGACACTGCTTTTGGCCATGTCGCCTTGAGCAGCGTCTCCAGACGCTCAATGTACATAGGAAGCGCTTGGTCAGACAGCAAATCGTGCCTGCTAGCAAGCTTCTCAAGCTCTTTCTTGATGGTCTGGTGTACGCCGCCAGGCGAGAGCTGTACGCTGCCGTGTCGGCCAATCTCGCGCTCGCTCCAGCCAGCAAAGAACATCTGCATAATGAGGTTGTTGCGCCGCTCGCGCTCTTGCGCAGTTAGCGGCTTGGGGCCTAATTTAGCCATCAGCGGCTCCCATCTAGATAACGTCTTATTCACAGAGTATTACCCTGTGAACGCTTTTCCGTACTATGCGGGCTTTTAGGTGTGGCGTCCTAGCCAGACAACCTCTACGCCAGGGTGGTCTGGAATATATCCAAACGGATCCAAAACCGTTGAGCCAGAAGGGAATTCGTAATCCATATATCGTTCGTGTTGGGTTGCGATGAAATAGACAGCTTTGGCTGGCTTCCATTCAGGAGTTCCAGGTGCCGAAATATCGTCAGCGTGCACAAACTGCATACCCCACTGCCTGAGATAGTGAGCCATTAACAGGGCGGGACTGCCCGTCTCAATGTTCGTCTCACGCTTAAAGGCTTTGCCGAGAATAACTAACGGGAGCGATCTTGACCTGGCATAAGTCGCGGCAACCTGTGCATGCCATGCTTCGTAGTCTTGCCTAGCTACCATCAGGTCTTCCCAAATATCGTGGGACATCCCTACCTTGCGTGCGATGTGGCTAAGCGCAATGTTGTCACGTGGATGACAACCCCCTCCGTCACTCATTCCTGCTTCCATATATCGCGACGAGACGAGTCTTCTGTCAGATAGATCCCACGCGGTCTTCATATCTTGGAAATTCATCCCTATGCGCTCGCACATCTCACCCCAGGCGTTGGCGATCACTGTCTTGGCGGTAATCCAGGTGTTATAGCTGACCTTGATTCCTTCTGCGGTGGTGATATCAGTAGATAAGGCCGGGGCGTTGTTGATGGTTGAGTAAAAATCCTCCAGCAGAACGGCTGCGCGAGGGCTATGTACGCCGATCAGGTTGAATTCTGGGTTCAAATAGTCGTCCAGCACCGTTCCCATGGCGATGAACTGTGGCGTGTAGACGTAATCTACATAGGCATTGAGCAGTGGGTAGATATGCTCGCGAAAAGTCCCAGGTAGGCACGTTGAGATGACGGCTATAGTCTTACGCTCTCTCATCTCGAAGCAAGTGGCAGCAGCAACCCTCACGGAATCCACAAGCCAGCTGTAGTTGAAATCTTCACGCTCAGCAGGGATGGGTGTCACGCCCTCATACTCAGGACCATGTGGTGTTTGCACAGCGATGAAGGTGATGTCTGACTGCGCTACCACCTGCGAGATCGAATCACACCACTTGATTTTATGATTGAACAGCAGAGGGTAGATATCTTTTTCCTGATAAGGGATGGCGTAGCTCTCCAGGTATCCCTTAACTCTCATGTCAATGTCGGTTCCGCATACCTCATGGCCACATGACTCAATGGCCAGCGCTACTGGAAGTCCCAGCTTGCCGAGGCCCACCATGCCAATTTTCATGTGCCCTTCTTAACATAGAGAGTTTGGTCGCCTTCTGATCCATAAAACTTTAGCCAGGGGTACTGCTGCTCGAAAAACTCCTCTTTTATACGTTCACAGGGGAGTTCTACGGCCAAAAACACTCGTTCGGAGTTCTTGCAGGCATCGTGCACGACACTATGAGCTACTTCCATCTCCAGTTGAGATAGCCCCGAGATGATGGCCGCGCCGTAGTAGTAGCGATAGCGATAGAGAAACAGGTCTGAAGGCGTTCGTTGTTCCAAATGCCGGTAGTAGCCATCCAGTTTGTACGCCCTGATAAAAGGAGGATCGATTCCAACGCCATCCATCTCGAATTCTGGCAGCAGGAATCGGTGTTTACCTACCAGTCCTATGTCAAGAATGGGATGGTCAGTCGATACCGTAGCTCTGACCAGCTGAGATACCGTAATCCCCAGCCAATCATGAAGCTTCATTGAACTTCCTTGCCGCCGAGAACTCAGGTCTGTCGAAGTAGAAGTACATGGGTCTGTCAATGTAGTGCTGCGTCTTCGGAAACACCATTTCTGACCAGGCCAGATCCTCGGCATAATCCTTGTCGAACCTGCCCTGTCTGGCAATCTCAGTCTTGATTGGATTGAGATGGGTGACATTACGGTAGTAGCCGTCAGCATCCTCCCACCACCGTGTGTGTTCAAGACTATGGAAGGTTGGCCTACTGCGAATGCCATTGAGAAAATGTTGCAGCCGAAAGCCTACGTAGTCAACGCCATCTAGCAGAGGGTAGATCGCGGAGATGTAGTTGTGGGCAACCATGTCATCGTCGTCTATGAAGTTAAAGTACTCACCCTGCGCCTTATCTAGACACCACTGCCGCTTTTCACCGATTCCACCCGGCTGATCAGCAAGAATTACCTCAATGTCGTCAAAATCCTGGCGCTGGTGGTCAAGAATCTGCAAAAGCGTGGAGAGCTGAGCCTTGCGCTCAGGGATGGTCAGGATTGCGATATTCCACTTCACGACGACGCCTGGATAAATCGTCTGAGGCGCACCACCTCTTCGTGGCGCTCTTGCACCATCTGATAACTGTCATACAACGCCTTGGGGTTATTGGCCTCGTGGCGCTCTAACCTCTCAAGGGTGTTCTGATCTTTGGCAGCCTTGTTGTAGATGTAATGCATATGTTCAGTCAGGTGATCAGGGATATACCGCGCTACGCCTAGCTCCTGCGCCACCGCGTTGAACCAAGTGTCGTTGTAGTCGGACACAAAGTAAGGCGGCACGAATCGTCCTACAACCTCAGTCCAATTCCGGTGCACAAAACCATGGGTCCCAAAAACTTCTTGGTTACCGTTGCCGCCGTCATCACACCAGGTGAAGGCAATCCTCGCTGGCGCGCTGTCGATTACCTTACGGACAGCATCGTCCCAGCCGCTGGTCCTAAAAATGATGTCGTCGCCGCAGTGCATAAAGACTTCACCGGTGGCAACTTTCCAGCAGCTATTCCACTTCACCGAGAGATTGACAAGTCCGTCATGCAAACGAGGTCCGACGACCTTTTGCCAAGACAACGGCAGCGCAAGGTCGTCGTAACTGCCGTCATCTTCGTCTATGTAGGTAACTAGCTCTAATTGCTTAGGCTGACTGGCCGTAGCTACTGCTGAAGTGGCTAACCGGCGCAGCCATTCAGGACGCTGCCTAGTGGGCAGCAGCAGGCTGATTCGCATCAGATGGCAATATGTACGTGCTTACGGTGGGGTCGGTTCATCATAAATGTCAAGACTCCCATCCCGACGCCGACGAACGCGCCTAATGCCACTCCGACTAAGAGGCCCTTCACCAGGGCCTCGAACGAAAAAAGACGGCTAGCAACACTAGCGCAGTCAAAACCACGTTGATGATGAGAAGCGTGTTGTCAGTCATAGTCCACCTCCTAACCAAAAGGCGTAACGGCTGCGTTTAGCAAAACCAGCACAATCCCAAAGACGATGAGCGCGCCGCCGAGGATATACAGCGCCGGATGCCTGAAGAACAAGTACAGGACCAGCAACAGAAAACCCAGAAGGATCATGCTTCCAGCCTCCCAGAGTGCTAGTCAGTACCTTGGCATTGACAGTTGGTGTCGCACTTATTTGCACTTAGTTCGTCTTCGGTTCCAGCCTTATAGAGATCGCCGGACAAAGACTGCACATCGCGTGGTTCGTAGATATCTCGCTCGTCAAGTATCTCTATGTCAGTAGAGACGTCTCGTGCAAAGAACTCCAGCGTGAGAGTCGGCACGTACTTGCCTCTACAGCGATAGACGAAACCCTCCTCGGTAATCGGCCAGGAGAACCCGATGCCGCCTAGCCTGGGCGGCGAGAACAGGTCTTTTTGGTAGATTCCGCCCTTCTTTTCGTCAATGGTCACCAGCATCTCTACCTTGATGGCATAAAGGTCGTCCATCAGGCGTCTAATGCTGGGACCGACCTCAGAGATGTGCCAGGGGAACTTCTCGCCGTCGACCAGAAACTTATACGTCTTGCTATCAATCTCTACCAAGGTAGGTACGGGACGCTGAAAGTCCTCGTAGTAGATGTCAGGCACGCTTTTCCTGATCCTTGATCTCCTTGCGACGCTTAGCCACCGACTCTGGGGTTGGCTCAACAGGCTGGCCACTACGTGGTGCCCTGAACTCCTTCGTTTCCATCTGACTCTGGTTTGCCCGCATTTTGCGCCTTCCTTTTCTCTTCCAGTTTTCGGTATATCTCCGCTGCCTTACTTGAGCGGAACCTCTGGATATCCTCCAGCTCTTCATATGTCGGAGCTGCTAGCAGACGTCCAATCTCCTCTGGCGTTGCTGCTGCAAACTTTGGCAGGAACGGTATGTCTATACCGTTGATTACCCGCTTAACGATGTCATCAATGTCCAGCGCGTCGGCAACCTTCTCAGCTATCTGCCCTGCGTCGACAAGAACATTCTGAATCTGACTTGCTACCAGACCGGGGAGTTGGGCTATCTGGCCAAGCATGTCCGTTTCAACTCGCAACAAATCTACCTTGACGTTCTCATACAGCTTGTCAACAGCCTTCGCGATGCGTTCATCCACCCAAGAGGTGAGTCCCATAGCTACTCCTGGTAGTCGTCAGGGTTAAATACCGGATCGTCTGGCCTGTAGTGCTGTGCAATGATCATCTTGCGCCGCCAATACTCCAGATCGCTGAAAGAATCGCGGTCGTCGTCAGATTTGCTCGTCATCCTCTTCGTCTTCTGGCATTGGATGGAATATCTTTTGCCTCTCCGCCACATCATCGATCCGCAGCTTGAAGAGCTTTAGGGTCGATTTAAGCCTACAGATAAGGTAGGACACCACCAGAAGCCATGCCCACGAAATAAAGACCCAGATCGGAAAACCCAGGGTTATGTCAAAGATTTGCGTCAGGTCCACACTGCCCCCGATTCCACATTCCGGTGACCCCATCCATCGTGCGGAGGAACAAGATCACACTCGTAATGTTTGCCATCAAGATTCAGCACAGCACTACATTTCTCGATGTGTTGATTCCGGGGATATCCGCACTCAACACATGGGGTACATGCCTGCGGCTTAATACCGTCCTGCCGTCTACCGACAAACTGATGGCCAATAGTGGGGACCGTCATTGCAACACCGCCCTTACGACGCGGGTGGCTTCAGGATGCGAATCTATCATCACATTGTCCAGTAGGTGAGTGTCGCATCCGAGACGCCTGATGTGTCGCGAGTCGCGTGCTGGAGAGGTCAGCGCGATCCAGCCTCCGGTGTCAAACACCATGTGATACTGACCGTTGGTGCGGCGGATCTTTTTAGGTAAGACTCCGCCATCTTTAACCAGGACCTCCAAATCATTGAGCCTGACCTGACACATCTGCATACTTTCAGCCTCATAAATCACCCGCCTACCTTCTCGGGCATCGTTGATGGCTAACAGCATCAAAAGGTAGCTTTTCCCAGTCTGACGATCACCGAGAACAGTAAGGACTTGCCGACGTCTCATGCTGCCTTCGGCTTGCTCTCAGGGGATTTCGGCGGCGGTGTGATTAGTCCACCAATGAGAATCGCCCGTACTATTTCAAGTTCGCCCTTGAGTTTAAGTAGCCCGTGTTCCAGCTCGTCGAGCATTTTCTCTGCCTTCTTCTTTTTCTTCGCCATGTCTCTCCTCAGGGTTAGGCGTGGTGTTGATGAGCTGCTCACGACCAGAGCGAGACGGCTCCCAACTCAAATCACGTTATTTGAATCTAGGAACGGATTGAACGAACTGAGAGGACTTTTCAAAGCGATAACACGACCGATGGTCAGAGC